ACTGAAGTAAAGTCTGAAAGAGATAAGTGGATTAAGACGGGTAATCACTATTGTGAATATCAAAGTAGGGGAAAAGAAAGTGGTATTAAAAAAACACAGGCAGAATGGTGGACTATAAATTTTTATAGTGGGGATAGATTTTGTTTTAACATAACATTAAAAACAAAAGATTTAAGAAACATTATAAATAAAAATAATTTTAACAAAGTCCCCGGTGGAGATAATAATACATCTTGGGGTTATTTAATACCTATTAATAAACTAATAGATTTCATGAGTTATGGACAAGGTAAATCCTAGTTATTATAGAGAAGGAATAGAAACTGCTGATTATATAGAATCACATGGCATGGATTACATGCAAGGAAATGTTATTAAATATGTTACTAGATATAAAATGAAAAATGGTTTAGAAGATTTAAAAAAAGCAGAATGGTATTTACAAAGGTTGATTAAAAAATATGAGAATAATTATGGTGGTAAAGAATGAGTACATTAAAAGAAATGGAAGCACAAGTATTAAAAGTAAAAGAAAGAAGCAGAGAAAGATTAAAAATTATTAATCAGTTGACAGAAGAAAATAAAGAATTAAGAATACAAAATAAATTTTTAGTTGATAGATTAGAAGTTTGGGCAGAAAGAAATTTTGCTGAACGACAAAAGAATATTAATATGACAGTTGATGAAGTTGTAGAACAATCTAAAAATAAAATGGATTACAAAAAAGAACAAGAGTTAGCTAAGACTGTGGATGAGGTAAAAGAAAGAGTTATGACTTTAGATACAAAAGGTATATCTAAGGGAGAAGAAAATGAGAATAGTTAAGGACCCTTTTACAGGAGACTTATTACTGTCTTTAAATTCTTTTGAATCAAAGCAAGTAAAAGACAAAGGGTTTGTAAAGATATCTACCGGAATAAATTTTTTTGGTAGTTTAAAATTATTGCACGATGATTTGTCTGCAATAATAACAGAAGAACTAAAAAATATACAATTAAATAAGGAGAAAAAACAACATGAAAAATTACTTGATAAGTAGTGAGTTGCTACAAAATGTAATTAAATATATGTTTACTAGACCCTATGGTGAAGTGCATACATTAATTACAGGCCTAGCACAATTACAGGAAACATCAAATGAATCCGGACAAAAACAAGAAACAAAGAAAGTTTGATTTTGTAGCAAACCTAATTAATTACTCTATTAATCTCAATCGAGATAGTGATATCCAAATAGATTACTCTTTTATTAAACCAAAAGACTTCATAAAAGAACTAAACGAATACAACGAAAAGAACCCTCGCTATTTAAAAAAAGGCAGAAAGAAATTAAATGGTGAGGCGTTTGAAGTAGAGGGTATTAATATAAGAGAATATCCTTATACATACAACATAGCTTCTCTAATAGAATATTGTGTACATGAAATAGATGAATTGAATAAAAAGGTAACTCGATTTGTTAATGGTATGGGTTAACGAATACGAGGATTTTTTGATGGTTGAGTTATCATAGTTAAAGCTTGTATTAGTTTTCCAACTCTACTATCTTCTTCTCTTTGTCCTTCTTTAGGACCTACTTGCTTATAATAATTAGTTTCACCTTTTTCAGGAACACTAGGGTCAATGTATCTTAGTTCATTCGCTGCTCTTTCATAGTCGCCTTTTTTTATTGCAGAGGCAAATCCTTTAAAACTCATTAATCCTTTCTTGTCTTTTGCACTACCTCTACCCATGTTATAAGCCATTTCAACTATAACATTTTTTACATTTTGTGGAGCATTTGTAATACCATATGATTCCATATAAGTGTTTGCATCAATTTTTGCTTGTTCATATTTTTCAATAAACTTTTTATTAGCAAAATTTATCTTTTCTTCTTCACTTAATTTAATGTAATCATTATATTCTTTGTCGGTTATTTGTGTACCATAACCCACAGTGAATACATTTTCTTTTACATTGGTTCCATCTCTGGTTGTGTATTCTAATTTGTAAGGTTCTAAAACTAATCCTCCTTCATTTTTTTTTATTGTCTCAGCTAAAGAATCCTCTAGATTTAATAAACTATCAGCCATTATTTCTTTACTAGACTTCCACCAAAATAGAGACCTACTATCGCTGACATTAAATGAGTATCTAGTGGTGTTATCACTAAACCTAAAAACTCTTTGTCCATTAATACTTCTTTCTTCTCTATTAAGAATAAGAACCCTTGAGTAAACTCTGTCCATGTCAGTATAACCGGAGTGTTGAATAACACCGGCACTAACTTGGGCCAAGCTATAATAAAAAAAACTGCAGTCAATGCAATAATTCTTCTGGTCCACTGGAAACCTTTGTTATCATATGTTCTAGCTTTTTCTATAAAAGACATTTGAGACTCTGCTCTAGCTAATAACATCTTTTGTTCTTCTTGTTTTGCTTTAATACTTTGGCCCCATATGGACATAAATCCACCTAGTAGGCTAGAGCCTAGCATTGTAATCATTTCTACTGGTAATCCACCTAACATTATTTATCCTCCGTTAACTAAATATATCATGCAACCCATCAAACCATCTAAATGCATATGGGTCATCGCCTTGTAATCTACCAAAATAAATCATCTGTAATTGTTTTACTCTAGTTTTAACTTTTGCTACTTTCTTTTTGTATTCTTGTCTATCTATCTTTTTATTTTTATAATCTTTTTTTAAGTTAGATAGTTTCTTTTTTTGTTTTCTTAAATCATTTGATAGTTCTATCTTCTTAGATTTTTTTAAAGTCTTTACGCTTTTGTTACTTACTTTAAAACCAAAAGAATTAAATAAAGCTTCTAGTTCTGACTGTTGTACTCTGTAAGGAGACTTGTCACCTTTTCTTGCTCTTTCTAATTTTATTGCAGAGTAAGAACCGGGAAGATAAGGGAAGTTAGGAATTAATTTTTTACCAAACATTCCAAAAGCTTCTGCTGTTTCTTCTACCCATCCACCGTCACCTCTGTTTGCAGCTTTCTGTCCTGTAAATAAATCATATCCTATCATAGACATTATAAAATCACCACCAACACCAAAAGAAGGCTGTAAAGGTTCAGGTAAAAATGGCACAGGATTTTTACCATCCATACTTAAAACATCACCACCCGGAAATAATCTACTAATATTTACAAATTTAGGTCTACCGTTTTGGTCTTTCACTGGTATTCTAATTGTTTTCTTAGGCATGAAAGGTAAATCTAAAATGTTACCTGCTTCATAATCAGGTAGTAATGCTCTTTCTTTTTTAGCTTCTTCACCACCATACATTCCTTCTAACTGTGTTAGTCCTGCTCCTAATACTGCATACTTAACATATTTTGTTGGTCTTAATACTGCAGTTTCTACAAGTATAGGAATCATTCTATAAGTAAAAGAAATAAAAGGTGTCATAGAATTTCTTAATGCATTAATAGCAGGTGCTTGTATATCATAATCTATGAATTGTTTTCTTGCAAACATTGCAGCATCTTCATAGCTATCACCCATTTTAATTCTATGCATAAAAGCATTTAATCTAAATACATGGTCCTCTACTTTATACCATCTTTCTAGAGTATCTGTAATATCGTTGTTTCTAACTTTTTGAAAAATGTTTTTTGCAAATCCTACGGCAGTAGACCATTCTGTTTGTTCGCCTTTAGAACTATAAATACCTGCAAGTTTTTCTATTTTAAAATTTTTTATTTCTTGTCTTAAAAAGTCTGCATCTAAAACGCCATGTAGTTTTGCAAGTTCTACTATATCAGAATTTTCACCTACACCATTTGCATTTGCTCTAATTGCTTTCCATGCAGCAGGTAATCCTTTTAATGGAACATCAGCTAGGTCAGATAAAATAATATTACCAAAAACATTATTGACGTGAACTGTTGGGTTCCATGCAGTTTTAGATACTTTCCATAATCTATTTAAATTTTTATATCCTTCCCACAATATATTAGATGTTTGTTCTGTATATTTTTTCATACCAACTACATCTTTGTATATACTTTCAGGAACAAACTTACCTGCTAATTTACCATACTTAAAAGTTTCTGTACCTTCTATTTTTGCATCAGGAACTTTTAAATATCTGCCCGGTAAATCTGCCATTTGAGCTTTCGTTCTACCTCTAGGGTCTACTGAAAATTTATTTGCTACGTCTGCAAAGTATTGATATTTTGCAATGGTTCTAGACATAACTAAACCTGTGTACTCCATAGATATAGCTGCGTTTTCTACTTCACCTAAAAATTTTCTTTCAGGTTTAGAATATTCCCAACGCAATTCTACTTTGTCTGTAGGTTTCAATAATTTTCTTTCTACTGTTTCATCTACTATTTCTTCAAATAAAGGTTGCTTTGTTTCTTTATCTATAGTTTTTTGTGTTTTAGTTTGTACTTTATAAAGTTTACCATTTATAAGTTCTATATCTGGTGGAAGTTCCCATCCTCTGTGACTTTCATCTACTACACCATCCACAGTATTTTTATCAAATCTTAATTTAGTTAAGTAATCATTAACTGTATATTCTCTTACTAAACCTCTATTTCTTAATTCATCTCCGATTCTTTTAACTTCTAAATTTATACTTCTTGCTTTTTCACTGCCACCTTTTATTCTGCCTTTATTATATAATCTCATCAAATATTTCTTTTGATTCCTTGCAGCAGTTTCTCTTGTTATCAATCCTAAGTCAACATACATTTGTGTCATCTTAGTTATTCGACCTCTTGCTACTTTAGCAATTCTTAATATTTTATCAGGTATTTCATCTGAATCCATAGTCAATTTTTTACCAGATAAATCAGTTATTTCATCGCCTTCTAATAAATTGTATAAAAGTTTTTGTTCATCGGGACTTAACTCTTGTGCTTTTTTAGCTATTCTAACCATTTGAGAAGCTAATACAGTTTCTAAACCTTGAGCAGCTATTTCTAATTGTCTAGCTTTTTTAGGTAGACCTACTCTATCTATAAATAATCTTCCAAATAATTCAGGATAAGATTCTATAAATACTTCTTGGTCTGCACCCTCACCTAATACTGTTTCTTTTCTTAAACCTAAAGTTTCTGTTGCTGTTTTAGATTTTAAAAATCTTACACCACCATATCCTGCAGCAGCACCTGCTACCATTCTTGCAAATCTTGTACTTAATGCAGGAGCTTCACCATCATCTGTAGGGTCTATTGTAAATCCTGTTAGACCACCGGCAAAAGCTGTACCACCTTCGCCTGTTTTAATTATAGCTAAACCTTTTTTACCTATTCTTTTTTCATAATTATTTTGAAAACCACGAAGCATCCTAGATAAAAACCACACAGGTCTGTCATCTATTTTAGTGGGTATGTCATTTCTTCTTTTTGTAAATGGGAAAGGTATTTTAGGACTGTCTTTACGAAATATACTTATAAGAGAATCTAATATACTTGGTGGTTCATCTCCTATATCTTTATCCCCTCTTAAAAGCACATCTTCTTTTCCTGTCGTTTCTATAGGCTGAACTTGAGGTCCTTCTGGTCCATCGTCTGTAACTGCTCTACCTGTTCTAGAAGCACCTTGTACTTGAACTTTAGTACCACCTCTGGCTAAAGTTTCTGCTTCACTTAAATTTTTTATTTTAAATACAGGGACATCTACACCTTTACCTGTTAATTTAAATTTTGCTTTTCTAAATGCTCCTGCACCGGTAGCAACTATACCACCACCTACAGCACCAAAACCTGCTTGTTTAAATCTACTATCTAGTAATGGATTTTCATCATCTACATATCCTGTAGCACCTGCTATAGCACCTGATACCATACCATATTTACCCATTTGATACAGATATTTTGCTTTACCAAAAGGTATTAACCATGATGCAGGGTCTAATAAAGCACCACCAAAGTATGCTGCAGTTACCCATCCACCATTAGGTCCTCGCATTAATTCATTAAGTTTTTTTTGTTTAGCTTTTTCTTCTTCTACATTAATACCTGCTATTTGTTTTACACCTCTAAATGTATCTGCAAAACCTAATTTAAATGCGTAAGCAACAGCGTTGTCTACCTCTGGTGGGTCTACTGGTCCTAAGTTATTTACAAAAGTTTGGTCTTTTTTTACTTCGTCTTCTTTATTTACTCTTCTAAATTTAACTTGACCTTTATCGTCAATATATCTTTCAATAGCCATTG